TACCATTTGATATATTTGCAGTTGCTGGTGTGATTACTTGTCTACTTCCAGGTCTCTGTAATGTTATTGAAGATAGTCCTGTTTCTAAGACTGGTAGCCTTAGTGTATTCTTACCTAAAGAGATAAGCTTATATTTCATCATTTGATTTTCAAGTGGGAATGCCTCTAACATTGGTAGTGCTTCAATTGCCTCACCATATTTGTCTGAGCCTTGGTCATGCCCCACATCCCATAGCCTATAATCTATCTCATCATCTGCCAGTGCAAACTTAGTAATTTCAAGTTCACCTTTAGCCAACAGCTCTCTGCCTTTCTTTGTAAGAATTGCATCTACTGTTAAGCTTGTATTATCTAAATATCCCATTTATTTCTCCCGAGTTGTAATTGTATTTAATATAAATATCTTTTAATATATTTTCTGTTACGTATTATTATTTTACGTTTAACTTTCCACCTCTTGTATTTTCTCTAACAATAAGTTGGTTTGTCTTAATTAATATGAATGACACTAAAGGACCTCCGTCTACAGTATCATTTGAGTTTTCATTAAAGCTGTTTGCTACTTGCTTACTACCTAGATAGTATGAGTTTTTAAGTCCACGGCTTAAGTTTTGGAATCTTGGTAGCTTATTTCTTAGACTGCTTTCTGTTGGTGCGAAGTCTCTAACTCCATGTCCAGCAGTTATTGCCCTTGAATCCATCCAAGTAAAGTCTAGTAGACTAGATGTTGTACCTAGCTGCCATGATGACTGCGAGACCCATGTTCCGTTTGAGTACATACCCCTACCTGTCATATCAGTTAAGCCTATATATGTATCTGCAGTAGAGTAGTCTCCATCTCTTGAAAGAGCAGGGTCAAACATTTTATCTGTGCCTATTGCAGTTACAAAGCTAGCAGTCATGTCAGAAACTATACCTTCAAAGGCCCAATTTTCTCTGTATTCATCTCTTTGCCTTATCCCTGTTGAGTCAAAGCTTTGAACCGATGGTGATGTTGCATCATATAATAATTCAGGCTGGCCTTGTATCTTTGCTCTTTCTAATGAGTGTGGCTTAATTATAAGACCAACCCTCTTAACTGCTCTTGCAGGTAGTAAGTTTTCTAGCTGTCTAAAGAAGCCTTTATTAAAGTAGTTTAATATCTTTGCAAATTCAAATGCATTCCCTGGTTTAGATAACTTCTTAAAGTATTCGTGCCTTAAAGAAGATAGTAATGGATATGTTGTCTTATATCTATCTCTTGGATCACCAACAAAGTCATCAACTCTGTTTTCACCAAATTGATATGCTATATCTAGGTCTGTGTTATCAGAGGGTGATAGTGCTATCTGAATAATATTAGAATCTTTTCCAACGAAGTCTAGTGAGCTTGAGTCATGACTTTTATTTGGAGATAAGAATCCGTCTTTATATGTTTCTAGATTTCTTATCTTTCTATCACTTCTCTTGTTACCAATCGAATTAGGTACAGATATATAATGTTCTTCTATTTGTTCTTTATAGTTTCCATCTGCGTCTGTTTCATTCCTAAAATTATTAAAAGTTGCGTAGCTTGGTGCAGAAGTTCCTGTATAAAAATGGGATGATGGATAAGATTGATTTGGGTGGCTTGAGCTAATTTGTGTTTCACCTTCCGTCACATGATGATTATATACGTTACCATCAGACCCCAGTGGGAATCTTCTAGTTAGTGTATCGTATGAACTTGTATAGTGATTACCAAAATATGCTGTTGGTGCCATAGTATGTTTATGAAATGTTTCTTTGCTTATTTCTTCTGCATATTCTCTATATTCTTGTAATGAACCTGAAAAGTTCATATCAGGAGTATCTGTGCCATAGCTCCAACCGCTACCAGTTGTAAAGTGTCCAGCCCAAGTACTTGTATATGATGGAAGGAATAATGAGGAATATCCTAGTCCGTATGAGGTTTTCCCTAAAGCAGTCTTAAAGCTATCATTATAGTCCTCGGGGAGGCCTCCAGCAGAACCTTCAACAAATAATGTTGCACTTCCGCTATGTGTTATTTGATTATCTTCATGATCGCCAGACTTAGCACACCTTAGTGTATAAATTACATCTATATTTCCAGCTGTGACCGGTACATCTGTTGATAGCTGTATATTCCACCAATCGCCATCAAATATAGGTAGTCCATCTACCGATGCAGAAACAACAGGATCAGAGTCTGCATCTGCTAAATAAAACTTAACCGAACCAATACTTCCAGTCCCACCACCTACAGGTTGTAAAAGTACACCCCACTTATTTTGTGACTGAATTAGTGATTGAGGGGTTAGTTGTCCAGACTGGCTATATGACTTAAACCTTAGCTGTATTGTTTGAGGGGAAGCATTAGATGCAAGGCCATTGATATTTGCTGCGTTCTGTGTATCTCTACCTAAACCAATAAATGCACTTTCACTTATATGTATTGCATAGTTATGCTTTGTTAGCTCCTGGAAGTCGGTTCCATCAACTGGTGCACTACCTCCAAACTCCTGAACATTCATAAGTGTCTTTGGTATTCCATAGCAAGACAAGAATGTATTTATACTTCTTTTTGTACCCTTACTTTTTAATAGCTGAGGTAAGTTGTTAAGAACTCTTTTCCAAATTTGCTTATCTACATCTTCAAAGCTAGGAGTCTCCTTTCCTGAAGCATATGAAACAGAACCTCTATACCTTTCTGGTTGTGTATATAAGTCTTGTATTGATTGAGTTGTCATTGCCCTACCATATATTCTTACATCATCTAAACTTCCCGTAAACTTGCTTAGAACAGGAGTGTCAGTGCCTCTTGCCAAACCTCCAATTGTAAAGCCTTGTCCTGGAAAGTCAACTCCGTGTATTGTTGGGCCCCAAGCTTGTGAACCAGACTGATTCATATCATATGATGCATCTAGTCCGGTATCATAATCTTTTGTCTCAACTTGTACTCCGTTCCTCCAAAGCTGGATAGCATCAGTAGTTTTTGTTTTGTCTACAGTATACACATAATGATTTAGTGACCCAGTTGCTTCTGAGTTTGTCATTGTATGTTCAATATAATTTGATGATCCATCCCTTTTGTGAAAGTATAATCTTTGGCTAGACTGCCCAACTTGTTTAACTACAGCAAACCCACAAAAAGTTTCATCACTCCCATCATTATCTGAGTCTCCGTGAGACCTCCCATCACATATATACATCTCTTTTGGTGCATCAGTCCACTCATCAAACTTAGCCCAGTAAGATAGTGCAAAACTTCCAGAACCTAACCATTTGTCATTATATCCATCTATATTTGTATTAACAGCATAATTTTGAAATGACTCAGATGTTGATGTAAATCTTGTTGCAAGGCCGAATGCTCCTGGTACTGTATTTTGTACCTCAAGGGCAGCCATATTAACATGATCTCCTCCAGCTATATCTTTTGTTTGTGATACATATTTTCTTTTATACTTACTACTGTCACTATATGAGTATGCTCCGTCAGAGTTTTCATATCCTACCCTTAATAATAGGTCATTATAATATGATTCAATTTCAGTTTCTGGTATATAGCTACCACTTGAGTCTGAGCCTTCTACATATTCCCATAGCTCTGATAGATCGAATCCCGGTTGTAGTGTCCAGCCCATACTTTTTGCAGCTTCATATATTAAATCTTTAGACATGCCATCATATAAGCTTTCATCTCTATTATTTATTTTTGCAATGTGCTTTATATATGTATATATAGAATCAAAGTGGTGCCCTATCATGTCAACAAATAATAAATAGTCAGAATTATTTTCATCTAACTTTATATGGTCAGGTATTTGCTCTTTAAGTGTGTGTGGGTTATCATTGTCATGCAGGCTTGCAGTTGCAAGCTGTCTTGTCATCCAAGCTGTTGCTTCTGGTGATGTAGATGATGCAAGTGTATATGGCTTTAAGCTATTTGTCTTTGGCCAAGTAGAATTATAGTATGATACATACCCAACATTAGATCTGTTTTCATCTGTGTCAAGCCTATTTTTGTCTTCACCAGCAGAGTGGGATGAGTAGTATAAGTACTTTTCATATCCATCAAAACTTACTTTAATGTCATTTAGCTTTGTCTCATATATTGCTTTATTCTGTAAGAATTCAACTGAGCCAGAAGCTCCACCATGTAATAGGCCTGAGAGCTGAGAAGATACAAATTCAACTTGTGACTGATAGTATTCTATTTGTTGTGCTTTTAGCTTAAAGTTATTTAGCCTTTCTTTTGCAGAACTAAAGCATACAAAGTTTTCATAGTTTCTATAGTCTACATTAAGTGTTGCATTTACATTACTTGAGCTTAATATAGAGTTCTTTATACTTTGAGTAACACTACCAGTTGCATTTAACAGTGAATCTTGATTTTTATATTCTACAGTTCCAGCTTGTGGTAATTCATTATAGTTGTATCTAAATGCTGGCTGTCTAAGCCTGTTATGTTCTTCTTCTTGCTCCTCTTGAAGTTGTACATTTATTGTTGTAGTGAATGGTAGTAGCTTTTGATGATAAAGATTTAGTATACTTCCTTCATCAAGCTCTTCTGGGAGTGGTTGTGCTAGTCTTAATATAGTAGAGTTGCCTTTACCATATTTATCTCTTGCCCAAGATACAACCATGCATTCGTATGTTGCATTAAACCAAGCAAGAGCAGTTTGTTGTATTATATCTTCATGTGCATATTCCCCAGCATCCGACCATTGCTTAAACTTTGCAACAGACACTTCGTCATCTGTATATGCTAATTCTACTCTTACCTCTCTTCTGTCTGCAGATATTTGAGACATTATAAATGTTGCATCTGTATTAAATATCCTTTGATAGAAATTACCTACGATTGCATATTCACCATGTGTTATTTGAAATTCATCTGCAACTAAGCCATATAAATCTATCTTAAATTTATTCTCTGAGAAACCAGTGTATTGCTCCTCTGAGTCCCCAGTATATATAAATTGTATTTCATTGTCTTGATAGAACTTTAGTATAAAAAAGTCATCAGTGTCTGGGCCTAATATCATAGACTCATCTGTAAATCTTGAGAGTGTTTGATGCCAAATTTGGTGTGGTAGAGAAACTACCCTTTCATCAAATGTATATCTAGGATCTTTTACACCATCATCTAAGAATAGCTTCATTTTTGTATCTCCCTGTAGTCATCAAAGTTTGTTCCGGATGTACTTTCAAATCTAATTTCATTTTCAAATACCCTAAACTTAATGTGTATCTTTCTTATATCGTTCTTGTTAGCTATTGCAATTGAAGTTGGGCCAGTATTATAGTTTGGTGTAATTTTTCCACCTGCAGTTCTTCCAAGCTTTGTCAGTTCTATTGTTGGTGGGAATAACATACTTGACCAGCTATAAAAGTTGGTTTCATGTAGCTCTCTAAGGGTATATGTTCTCTTTCTCTCTCTATAATTAACACCTTCAGCATCTTTCTTAAACCCAAACTTTCCGTACTTTGCTTTTGTTGTGTGGCCAAATTGAGATGCAAATAGGTCAACCTCTATCTTCCATGTGTCTTTATAGTACTCAGGTATTGATTCATATTCTAAACACTCAAAGTGTAGCATAAATCTGTGGTGAGCCCAGTAGCCAGACCTTCGGCCCGTAGAGTTTGTCTTTGCCTTGTCTACTACAAATAAGCCTCCATGCCTAGTACTTGGCCTAGTCATTAGATCATCCCAAGCCCAAAAGTATTGCTTTTGACTTCTGTATGCTGTAAAT